AGTAGTTCTATGGCTTGGTCTAGGATGTCGTAGTCGTTCATGGTTTGCCTTTGATTAGCGCGATGACTTGGTGCAGCATGTATTTCTGCCATATTCCGTTTGGTTGTTGTGATAGTAGTTCGATGATGCGGTCTTGTTCGAATGCTATGCCTACTTTGACGCCGGTGTTGTATCTGTTTTCGTTGGCTGCGTCTTTGTAGCCGAAGTCGTACCCGGCTTTGAAGCCTCGCGTGTACTCGGTGTCCATTAGCCGCCGATGCTTTCGACTAGGTTGATGGCGTCTTCGATGCCTATGATTGTTCCCATTAGTCTGATGGCTCTGGTTTCGCCGGTTGTTTCGCGTAGTTTGGCTTTGGTGAATGTTAGTAGTTGGTGTAGTTCTTCGATGATTAGTTCACGTTCTGCGGCTGCTGCGTGTTGGCATTCTTCTTGGTGATTTAGTTGGCACATTAGTTGCCTGCCTTGTTGATTTTGTAGCCTAGCCAGCCCAGTGCGATTGCTAGTGGTGCTACTACGAGTTCGCCTGAGAGTATCGCGAATGGGATGCCTGATAGGGCAACGATTAGTGGTGCTGTCCAGTTGTTCATTTGATTAGCCCGATCTCTACTGCTGCTTCGTATCCGTAATCGAATAGATCTGAGCGTGTCCAGCCTGTTGTGTTTGATGAGTATTTGTTGGCTAGTTCGTTGAATTGGTTGTGGTTGCCGTTTTCGTGTTGTGTTACTGCTTCTGCTAGTTGAATTAGTAGGTCTGACATTTTGTTACCTTTCTGTGTGGTCTGTCTATTTTATGTAACTTCTTACATAATTTGGTGCCTTGTTATCAAATTGTTATTTGTAGATTACGCCGGATAGTTTTGCCCCGGTCATGTATACGCCGCAGTTGGTGCATTGGTGACGTTGGTAGGTGCCGCCGTTTAGGTGTTTTTTACCGGCTTTGACGATATGGGTTGATCCGCAGTTGCGGCATCCGTCTATGTTGCCTTGTGATGCTGCTACGTGTGGGTGGTTGTTGATCCAAGGTAGCAGGATTTCGTATAGGTCTACGAGTAGGTTGACGTCTTGAATTTGATATTCTTTCATTTCTGCCCATGCTTTTTTGTTGCCTGACATGCAGTCAAGCCATAGTTGGAAACCTGAGTGTTGTACTTTGGCGCCTACGCCTAGTTTTTGGGCTACGTAGTCAAGTTTGTTTGATGGAAATTTGAATTGACCTTTGACTACGCGCATTAGGTCTAGTTCTTTCCAAGGGCTGGGTGGTAGGTAGCCGTTTTCGATAAATTCGCGTTTGATGTGTTTGCTATCGAATGCTGCTGAGTTCCATCCGATTAGTACGTCGGCTTGATCCATGATTTTGTGTAGTTCGTTTAGCATGGTTTCTTTGCCATGATGGTGTACCGATTTAAAGATGACCTTATCGGTGCCTAACCATCGGGCCCCGAAGCAGATTACTTCTGTTGATTTTTCTAGTTGTGTGATTGCTACATTCTGTTGCCATAGCCCCCATACATGCGCCAAGTTTGGTGATGTTTCTAGGTCTAAGAATAGTATTTTCATGTTGTTCAGACTAGGTTGCGTCTTTTCCTGTCTATTGGTGCGACACCCTGCGTTATGTAATCGTTATCGAATGGTGTGATGCTGATTAGTACGCCGGGGGCGTGGTTGTCTGCGTAGGTTTTGCGAACTGTTAGGTCTACTACGTCGGAATCGTCTCTCCATACTCCGGCTTTGGTGATGCTGTCTAGGACGGCTCGGGTTAGTTTGTCGATGTCGTAGGTTCCGGTGGCATATTGTCGTTTTACGCTTTTAGGTCTAGGCAACCAAAAGGTTAGTGCTACATTGACGGCTGTTGTAAATGCTGTGTCATGTTCTAGTTGCTTTAGTTGCAGCATCCGCGTCATATGTTCGCGCCATGCTGGTAGTTGCTTTTGCGCTTCTATCAGGATGATTTTGCCTCCGCGTTGCACCGGGGTTTTTGATCCTTGTGGCCTCGGTTCGCCCTCTATGAATAGTTGAAACATTAGAACGGCATGTCTATTGCTTCGGCTTCTGTCTTTTGGGTCAGAATGTCGGTTGCGTTGCGTACTTGGGTCATTGGTTTGTTGCCGCGTACTTGGATGGCTACGTTGTTTAGTGAGTGCTCTACGATCTGTTTTGCTTCTGTTGCGTTCTTTGGTACGTAGGTTGCTGATTTGGTTGATAGTTCACCTGATACTTCGATGATGTCTTGTTCTTGTACTTGAATGTCGCGTGTCCAGATTGTCCAGAGTCGGTTGCGCTTTTCACCTTTGAAGTCGAATGTTTCCCATGCTTTGATGTAGCCATGTTCGGTTGAGTAGTTTGATACTTCTGCGACGATGTTTACTATTGCCATTTCTGTGTTCCTTTTCTGTTTTTTTCGTAGGTTGTTATTTAGTTATTAGTTTAAGTTTATATTACTTTTAAGTGGACACTGGCGCCGTCTCGTTGCGTCTTAAATGACACCTCGTTGCGTCTTAAATGTCTACCCGTAGTTTTCTTGTTTTGAAAGTTATCCACAGGCTTGTGCATAAGTGTTGAATCGCAATTTTCGGGGCATTCAAGTATCAGCCAGTAACGGTTGGTGATCCTATCCGGGCGGTATCCTGATCCATCATGACTAGCAACTTGTAATTCGTTTAGTTCGGTTAGTTTTTCGATTGCGCGTTGCACTTGTCTTTTGCTGCATCCTGATAGTTCTGCGATGCGTTTTTGAGATGGAAAGCAACCCTCTTCGGGATGTTCACCGATATGCCATGCTATGGCGGTCAAGACGGCTCTGGCAGTGCCGGATGCTTGTGAATGGTTCAATACGGCGCTTATGGCTTCTATGCTCATTCTGTGCCTTTCTGTGTGTATAATTCTTTTACGCCCTTGTGGTGGGCGTTGCGGCATTGTGGCCGCCGGGGTGTACCTTTTCTGTGGGGTACACCCCTTTCACTTTAGTTACTTCTTTAGATCTTCGGCGTAATTCTTGATTGCCGTTAGTGTTTCGTTATCGACTACGGCTTTTACTGCTGCCGCGTAGATGGTGCGTAGTGTTTCGATGTCTTTATTGCTGTGTGCTTCTTGCGCTTCGATTAGATAGTTGCGATGTTCCGCAGTCACCTTAAGCATCTCTTCGCGTGATGGTCTGTTTTTTGATGCACTAAAGCCGAGGGTATGCAGGCTTCTGCCTATCGCGGAAGTAGAACAGTTCTCTAAAAAACTTGCACGATTTATATTTGATGAACCACGTGTTTCGTGTGCGTAGTCAATTGCAGCCGGTCGGACATCTTCGCGGTCGGTGTAAACCGATGCCATGACGATTACTTCGGTTTCGTTGATTAGTTTGATCTCGGTGTGGATGCGACCGTTCGGAAATTGTTTCCAAAACTTTGTAATGCGGTCGGCTACTGGTTCGTAATTATCTAGGAATCCCATGTTTTTCTTTCTGTGTTATTTGAATGTGATGTAGGGCTTACCGTTTCGTGCTTGTAATGCAACGACTCGTTGACCTTGCCAATTACCATACTTGACACCGTTCATAAATGCCAATGTTGCGGTTTTGTGTTTCGTAAAGTTTTGTTCGGCTACTTCGTAGATGGCTTTGGCTGCGGCTAAGTCTACCCAGAAATTGCCTAAATCTAGTTCACCATCGGTTAGTCCGTCTGATAGTTCCCGGATGGTTTCGTAGGTTGAGTCGGCGCCGTCAAATTCTGGTTCAACCCCGGTCAATACGAGGTCATAGAATGTCCGTACGCCGGTTTTCATCTCTTCGGCAAGGGATTCATCCCAAACCACTTCAAACTCGGTGTAGCGGCCGCCTATGACCGCACAGACCACACCACGCTTTAGACCTAGCACTTCAAGATACCAAAGTACCTGTAAACGCCATGATTCGGGTATTTCTGAAACATAGGTCGCTGAGTGCTTGATCTCTAAAACGCCGAGGGTTCCGTCAGCCCATTCGATAATTCCATCCGGGTTGGCTTTAGCCCAGTCATCGGCTACTGATTGCCATGTTCCGGTTTCGTGTACTGTAAGCCAGTCTTTGTTTTCGGCTTTGAAGAAGTCGCGAATGGCAGGTTCTAGCGCAGTGCCTAAGCGCATGGGAATGGTTGAGTCTGTGTTATCAATTAGGTTTGACTTTTCAGCCCAAAGGGTGTATGGCGATTTGTATTGTGATTTGCCAAAGATTACGCCAATGTCAGATCCACCGATACCGGCGCGCGCGGCGTGCCATTCCGGTGTGCCTGATTCAAATGTGCCAATGTATTTGGCTTTGCCTAGTAATTCAATTGCGTCAGTAATACGCATGCGTTCTGTGATTGTCATGTTTAGATCATAGTAACTAGGAATGACAAAACCCCGGCGCGCAGGCACCGGGGGGCTAGATTTAACTAGGGATGATCATTTGTCTTTTTTGTTTTTACTGTTAACAGATTCGATTGCGCTGTTGATATGTTCGTCAAAATCGCGGTCAGACACTTCACCCTTGCCTGCGTAAGTAAACGACAACGCTATTGCGAGTGCGATAAGAGAGGCTAATGCGCCAAAAACCACTGAGTCTAGTGCATTCATATTGAACATAGGTAGGTTGCCAACCCCCAACGAACCGAGTCCGGCTCCAAAAGATAGTGCGGCGGTGCGCTTGTATCGCTTTGGAATTCGTTTCCATAATTTCACTTTGCCGCCTTTTTAGCCGCCGGTTTTTTAGCAGCCGGTTTTGGTGTTGTCTTTGGTTTTGATGCGTCTATAAGTTTGAAGAGATCTAGTAGTTCTTCTTGTGGTGCTAGTTGTGGCTTTTGCTGTAATGATGCCGCTGCGTGTAGGTGTGCGCCGGTTGAGTTTGATCCGGTGTTGCCAATGTGACCGATGATTGTTTCGCCACCAATGACGCGATCCATGTTGCTGAACTTTGGTAGTTCCTGCAAGTGGCAGAAGATTGTGTACACCTTGTCGTGCGAGTTCTTTGTAATGATGCAATTGCCAAGTTCCGAAGTAACTAGAACCTTTGCAACAACACCATCAGCAACGGCGTACACCGGCTTGCCCTCTGAGCCACCTTTGAAACCCCAGTCTGAACCTCGGTGTGGACGTTTACGGTATGATGCGAAGTTGCCTAGTTCGTCGCGGCGTTCAGCCCCGGCACCTTTGATTGGTTCGTGATACATCAGGCTAGACCTTTCATAACTATGGCAACGGCGGCTGCGGTAATTGACGCGGTCATGATTGCTTGCAACCATGCGCCTTTCCAGCGCGCTTGTTCTAACTCGCGAATTCTCATTTCGAAGTCGTCAAGTTTCTTTTCAATATCTGACACGATCCGAAGAATTAGGGAAGTGTTATTCGGCTTCGGTGTTGTCATTTAGAGATTCCAAGAATGCAACATATTCTGGGTTGGTTAGGTTGGCAGGGAATGACTTGTATGAACCGTCACCGTTGTCAATAACAATGTGCTTAGCGTTATCCAAGCCCAATTCGATTTCTTTATATTCCATTTTACAACTCCGCACTAAAGCCAATAAAACCTGATGAACTTGAT